ATTTTTTAGTTTTTATTCATTTTAATTATCCAGCAGAAAATCCACTCCCACCCCAAGGTGAAGCTGGACCAGTAGTACCAGGTCCAGCTGGACCTGATGGGCCTGATGGGCCCGTTAGTACTACATTTGCGTTAGCGTCCTCTTCTAAATTTATTGATACTCCTATATTAAATGTTGGGTCTATAGAAGCAGAACACATAGATAATTCATTTCCTAAGGTTCTTAAATTTACATCTCCCTCATATCTAGTTAATTCAGATGGGAATTTAGGGATAAAATCATAAGGACTTGGGTGATAAGCTTGAACCACAATTGATTCTGTGATACCTGTTAATGTATTTATACTTTCTGATAGTATTTGAGGAGTTTCTACAAATAAAGAAGAACTAACACATGCTGTCATCCCATAACTGAAGCATCCTTTATGTACATCGGTGTATGAGACTGAACCTGAACCATACCATTCTACTTCTTGGTTACTTGGGTCTGTTTTATTTTCTCTTATTCCAAACCCACCAAATACTCCATCTTCAAATCCATTAGTATTGGCGTTGTAATCATATATTCTCATTAAGGTCCCCTGATTGAATTTTACGTAATGTTGGGATTTGATGTTATTTTGGGTTGAGAAATCTAAAAGTTTTACATTTACCCTAGAAAATTCAGGTAAATCTCTTTGAACCATACGTCTAAAAGCAGTAGCATTCATATTAATTCTATCTATAATTTCTACATCATCATTTTCTAAATCTATTATTAATACTCTATCAACAGATACATAACTATGTCCTGATATAGATACCCTAGAAGCGTCTTCATCATCTCCCCCAATTATTGTGTTTCCTAAATATAAGGCTGCTATTTTGTTTTCAGCCACTGGGTTTTTACCATAGGTGTAATCTCCTTCATTATAGTAATTTATATATTTACCTATTAATTTTGATCCCTCTGTTCTTGGATTTTTCCACCCTTGTAGATCAAGAACGGAATCATTGAACTCTACATCGAAAGATTTACTTACTGAATTTGCCATAACTTAAAAATGTAATTGTTTACTATCTCTTGTGTGCACGTGATAAATACTAGATTTTCTTCCCTCAGTTGCGTTTCCTAATAAAGCACTTCCACTATAAGCTACATATCCCGCTGGTTTACCTGTTATTGCTGAGAAGGGGATGATAGGAGACTGAGATCCATTTTGTGGTTCATCTAATATGTAATCATCAATATCTATAGTTGCATTTAGTCCTTGTGTTTTTCTAAAACCTTCAGCATCATGACTACCTGATAATAAATTAGAGGTAAATACTACTGATGAGCTTTGTATTGTAAATGCTCTTTCTGGGTCTATTCTAGCATTAATTGTAGTGTAAGAGGCGGGGATCATTGTTTGACCATCATTTATGATGGGTAATTCTCTTCTAAATTTACTCCTTTCAAGATAGTGAGGTTCAATTAATAATCCTGTTTTTGTGTTTGCTTTAAAAGGTACCCACTGTTCTATTAATTTAAATAATGTATGATCTATGTATTGAATTAATTTTGTATATTCCCAATAATTATAACTTTGACTTACTTTTCTAAAATAGTAGCTATTCATGGTTTGTAAATCTACATAATCAGAAGCAGTTTGGACTGATGGTAATGGTGAACCTATATAATCATCTAATCTAAATCCTCCTAAAGTATAAACTATATCCTCATTTATTTCACTTGTGGGGGAGAAGAATATACCTAAATCTTCATAATCTTGTGGGACTCTATCTAATGTTGATGTTTCACAACTTAGTGTAGTTGATAATATATCATCATCAATGGTACCTGTATCTATTCTTACTTTTTCACTTGTCATTGAAGCCCCAACTGAATCAGGAGTAGGATGATAATGTGTTTCCACTACCTCTTCCCAAGTTGTTGTAGCTGTGCTTGTACCTACTGTTGTATTATGTGTTGATGATTCGTTTGGAGGGAAATTTTCAAAACTTCTAAAGTCATTACTTCCTAAAGGTAATCTTATTAAAACATTAGTATATGAAGATGAGGGAGTGTTTCCTGCATACATAAAAGGTTCAAGGGCATGTTTTGTGAGAGTAAGATCTGTTAATTTTTCTCCCCAATTGGCTTTTAATTCTTGAATTGATCCTGAATAATCATGATATCCTCCATATACCCAAGTTGCTCCTGCTCCTGATGAATTTCCAAAAGTAGAATTATAGGTGTTTGCTACAGTTTGTGTATATTTAAATACATTTTTAGTATGATTTGCTTTATAAGCTCCAAATTCCATTGTTCCCCCATTTGTTTGAGCCATATAAATGTTCCAAAAATCTCCATCATATAAGGGGAAAGTAGCTGTAACTGCTGCTCCTACCTTTAAATTTCCAAATTTTGTTGCATCCCCAAATTCATATATGTCTCCTCCTGTATATGCTTCTATTTTTAATTCAGCTGCTCCTAATTTTAAGGCTATAGCATCATTTGCTATATCTCTAAATGGTTTTATTCTTAATTCAACTGTTTTAGAATTTAATGTACCTACATTCATGTTCGCCCAAGGGAATTTTACAAAATGGCCAGATCCTCCTGAGTCTCCTTTTAAAGCTAATCCTGCTTTATCGTAACTGTATATTTTATAAGTTGTATCTTTATGTAAATCTAAATTTTTAGTAGGTCCTCCATATTCTTTTACATTTAAAAGGGATGAAGGTACACCATAACAACTCATTAATGCTTTAACACCTCTTTCTGTTCCTTTAGTTTTTAAAAGATAGGGGGCATTATGGTATAATCGTTTCCAAATGTTTTTAGTTATATCTTCTTTAGGAATAGATCCTGCATTTGAAGCTGTTACTAATGTGTGATTTGTTGGTGTGTCATAAAAGGCACTTCCTGTGCTTCCTTCTCCTAAAATATATTCTATTAAGTTAGCGTTTTCAAATTGATCAAATGTTTCTAAACCTAAACTTTTTAATGTATAAAAAACTAAATCTCTTGATATACCTTGTGTGTGATGTGTATTATTTATCTCCGTTGTAGCTTTTATATATGTCCATATTTGATCAAAATGCTGACCTAACATATTAACAAATAATTTAGATGCACCTCCTTCGTCTTTATCTTTTATATGTTCTGGTAGTAACTTTTCTAATATATTTTGGTTTTGTCTATCAAACAAAGAGGCAGACAATAATTGTCCTCCGTAGTGATTTGAAAAATCATTATCACTTCCCAACCAATTTAACGCCTGTGATGAGGATACTGAGTAATTTACATGGGGGGTTGATGTTGTTTGTTTAGGCCATGAGTATGCGCCTGATTCAAAGTATAAATATTTTTCATAACCATCAAGTCCCTTTATAAGTTTTAATCTTTTTTCTCCTTTTTGTTTTATATCTTTCAAAACAAAAGTAGTATTAGCGGTGGCCCCTGGGATTGATTTTAATGCAGATAGTTCTTTATCATATAATTCTATTAATTTTAACTTATATTCGAAGTTTTTTAATCTTTCTTCAGCGCTACTAAAATGTATAAAATTTTCGAAATGGTAAGGTACGTCTATCCCTTCTAAAGTTCCAGATACTGGTCTTATATAATCATATACTATATTTGGTACTTCTCTATTTTCTAATTTACTAAGCAAATGTTCATAAGAAGATGTAACGCTATACTCTAATAGTTGGTTTAGATTTTTAAATTCAGAAGGTACACTATTGTTTAGTCTAACATCTATTTTAAAATTTGGTCCTTGTAGTGATTCTCCATATGCTTTAAGGGATAGTTTAGGAGAACCCATGTTTATATTAATAGAAATAGGATCAGATATACTTTCTATTACTCTAAATGAATTATTTTTCTTAATACCAGAAGGTAAGGGTTCAAATAATTTAAATAAAACCTCAAATTTCTTTTTTCTCTTATTTAATAATACATTAACCCCTACAGGTATTTTATTATCACCAAAATTTAAACCAAATTCTTTAAAAAATACAGAGCTTTGAAGATCTCTTATAAAAGTACCTACTGCTTGTTCTAATCCCTCATTTCCAAGTCCCGCAGTTGCCCTTATTTCTGTTCTGCTTGGTGAAATTTCTGTGATTTTGAAATCTTTAGTGAACGCCCCTTTGAAAGAATCTAAACCCGTAAATATTTTTCTTCTGTGTATATTAAGTCTAATATTATAATTACCATTATTAAAACCATAAGATGATAATACTCTTTGGGGGTCTACTATAATTTCTGATGAAAGATTACCTGTTATGTTTTTTGGAAAAGTCCACCCATTAAAGTCTTCGTCTGTGTATATTAAATTATCATTACCATCATAAATGTGTAATTCTATATTATCCTCGGGTCTACCAAACTTTCTGTTTAATATTTTTGTCTTTCCTAAGTCAAAAGGACTTTCGTATATTTTTTCTAATTCAGCCATATCTTATATAGGTTCTAATAAATATCCTGCTGCTCCTGTTTCTATTCCAGAAGGCCAAGAATTTTTATCTGTCCAATGTTTCTTTTGTATTCTAAATTCCTTCTCTCCAGGATTTAGCATTTCTTTAAGGTGTCTATATTTTCTATCTCCTTTAGCTCCTAAATTTATTACTACTAGATTTGATAACCCACTTGGCTTTCCTGGCCAAGGTAGTTTTCTTAAAAAACAATATACGGGTTTACCATAATATTCTGGTTTATAGTAAAAATGGTCAGGCTTACTTAATGCATGGGTTATATTTCCACTTTCTTGACACCATAACATAACAGTTCCATATTTAGATAAAGTTTGTTTTGAATCTTCTATTCCATCATTATTTGCATCTGAACCTACGGGGGTTGGGGTTACTCTTTCTCCTACTGATGGCCAACTATCTCTATCATCCGGGTCTAACTCATCAGTTCCATCTGCTTCTCTTAAAGATATTTTAGGTATGGTTATTTTATCTATACTACTAAATTGATTTAAATTATTTGATACTGCTGCTCCTTTCATTGAATTATTTAATAAGGTGCCATTTAGGTGTTCTATTTCATCTTGTAAAGCTTCAATAGTAGCATCTTTAGGATCTATATAGTTATTTAAATATTCTCTAGATCTTTTCATTAGATCTTCATGTGATGATGATCCGTCTTTTGGTATATCAAAAAATAAAGAATTATATAAGTTAAAAAATGTTTCTATATCTTTTTTGTTGTTTGAGGTAAGTTCTGAGAATTCTGTATCTATCTCATCTGTTACTCTTTTAGAACCATATGCTTGTTTTTCTAATACAATTATATTTTCGTTTAGGGATTTGACCCCCCAACTATGACAAGCGTATTCTTCTTTAATACTTGCATTAAAACTATTACAATATCCTTTATTATTAAAATAACAATTACCACATTGTTTTTCTAATCCTCTACCATCTTGATAATGTTCAGGTAGTGATGGGGGGATTATTCCTCCACCCGGATATCTTAATTGGTTAGAAGGTTTATTCTCTTTAAATTTATGTTTCCCCTCCCTATAAGAAGGAGAATCTTCTAATCTAGATGTTTGGTATCTTTCTTGTGTTTTTCCTCTTGCCATTATCTAATAACTTTAAACATATATTTGTCATCATATACTGTTGTTCCATCATCATTAATGTGTTTAAATAATAATCTGTAGTATCTTTCTGGTTGGAGAGATTTCATATATAAATTGAAATACATTCCCTCACTATCATTACTTAACTTGGTAAAGTTATCATCAAAAGGAATAACTTCTTCTTCTGTATGTGCATCTCGTACACTATAATATGATTTTTGTTTTAAATATTTTATATCTAAATAATTAGATGTTGTTGTGAATGTTCTGTCTGGGTATTTTTCTCTTACGTTTAATCTAAATTTTACAATTTCGTTTTGGTTATATTCTTCTTTATTTCCATAAAGTAATACATTACATTCCCCACTACTTATTGTTTTTGCAGCTCCATAATTTGTCCAACTTGAATCATCCCATTTAAAAACTAATCTTGGTGGGTAAATTGTATGGGTATCTGATGAAAAATATTTCATCGCACCAAAACTAGTTACTGTAGATGTTTCTATTGAGTCTGGTTTTTTAATTATAAAACCATTATTATATATTCCTTGTGGATAGGATTGGTTTGCAAATAAACTAGCACTATGTTTTTGTACTATTTCTTTTACTTCTAAATTAGTATCTAAATTTTCCCCATCTAAAAATTGTTGGGTACCAAAAAATCCACTAGCTGTATACCAACTACCTCCCCCCGCTGTTATTTGGGATGAAACTATAGATCCTGTAGTAAAAGGGGCAAAATTTGTTTTTTCCCATTCTGTTCTATAATTTGTATCGTCTCTATATGTCCAACTTACTCCATTAGAACTTGTTACTCCATGTTTAATATCTAGATATCTTTCAGATCCTTGTTGCCACGATTCAGATACGGCATAACAATTTATATTAAGAACTGTTGTTAAACCCCTATGTTCAGTAGACATTAATTGTAAACCTACTGAGGATTTTGTAATTAAAGGATCGTTAAAATTAGAATGTCCTATAGTATCAGATATTACTTCTTTAATTTCTTCGTTTTTAAATTTTAGAAGTATTCTTGAAGGGTAATATAATCCTGTTGTTACTGACTTTTCTTTAGCTAATTCAAGAATTTCATCGTGTCCTGTGTTAGCTGAAATACGGTCAGGATGACTATATAATGTTGTGTCTTTTTCGGGAAATAGAAAATAGTATGCCATTTTAATATGTTATTACTTTACCTGAGATGTTTTTATCAGGGTATTTTAGTTCAAATATACTTGGGTCTAATGAAGGGTATATTATATCTTTTTTAGTTGCTTGTATAAAATCATACTTATATTGGCCATATCCTTGTGATAACCCAAAAATATTTTCCAAATTTACTGATTCTACTGTCTGGACTCCTCTAACTGCTCCTATTAAATTCATTACTTCTGATTTAATTATTGGTTGATTTATTTGCCATTTATCTATAGCAAAATAATCTTTAATTTCTGATATACATTCTAATAATACTTCTTGGTTATTATAATTTTTAAAAGCTGTTATTTCAAAATCTAGAACAAAATTAATTATAAATGCATTTTTAATATTAATTGCATCTGTTAACATTCTATATTGTTCTAAATAAGTAGCTAGGTTTGTTTTTGTAGCTACATTTAGATTTGTTAGTTTTTTATTTTGATCATATCCTAATGTATATAAATTTAAAGCTAGTGGGTTTGGGATGCGGTTTGGTTCTGTTGTTAAGGGGGTAATTTGATCGTCTTGGGTAATATATGCTTTTGCAATTGAACCTAATTTAGCAGGCATAGATAAGGTTCTGATTAAATAGTCATTTTTTGTAACTGTTCTTTGTTGAGCTGCAAAATGAGCCATTGTGTTCATTCTTATTTCTTCTGTTGTTTCTCCTGATCCTCCTCCCCCTGCTGCTTCTATATTATTAGATATTAAGGATTGTTGACAAAAATCTGATAACCCTACGTTAACACCTGGGTTTGATATCATATTTAATGTTCCCTTTTCTGTTATTGTGTTTGAAGATACATTTGCTCCTAATCCCCCTCCTACTAAATAAGTTACAGTTAATGTAGTATTTGCAGGTATTTGACCATATGCTCTAGTATATAAGAAATTGGAAGGGTCATAGGCTACATCTAATTTTGATCTTCCTTCTTTAATTCCCAAACCAATATTATCTGGGTTTGGGATTATTTCTTCATCCGCTTTATCACTTACTCCCGCCCCAAATTGAATTTGTAATGTATCGTCTTCTTTAAAACGTGTTATATATCTTCTAGGTGTCTTTTTTAATTTTAAAAGATAAGGAGTTTGTGCATTATATGCAAATAAATCTGGATCATTAGCTGCATTATTTGCTTTTTCTTCAAATATAGTATCTTGAGCTAAATAAGGTACTTCATTCCAGTTATTTCCCTCTGAATCTATCATAGATTCTATATTTATAATCTTTTGATCAAATAGGGTAAATGTTAAAAATTGTTGAGCAGTTCCAGCAGTGAATGTTTGTGTTTTTCTTTCTGCGGAAATAGCTTTTACTTTCTTTTTTATTAAATAGTATTCTGGATTATTTGAAGAATCATATTGATATAAATCTACTTGTGTATCATCTAATGAACTTGAAATATTAAAATCTACTGTATCTGAAGTGTAAAATACTGTTCCTTCTGTTGATTTGAAGGTGGAATTTGCTTGTAATTTTAGTGCATAGGTGAAATCAGGTGTATATACACCTCCATTATTTTTTGCTGGGATTAAATGAAATATATCTAACATAGCACTAGCCGCCGTTGTTACTTTAGGTTTATACCCCATAGCATATGCCATATTATATAAATTTTCTCTATCTTGGGCTACAGCTAAAAAAGTCTCTTGAAGTTGAGTATCTGTGTAAAAAGATAGAACATCTCCTACATAAGCTGCCATTTCTAAGAACATTAATCCAGGAGAGCCATCGCTAAAATCTTTATGGGTTTCAGGATAATATATAGAGGCAAAGTCAAGTAATTGGTTTTTAAAACCACTAAAGTCTTTATTTAGATATTTAATATCCTTATCTTGTGTTTTATTTGATACTTTATTATACATTTTATATTTTTTTAACTACTAGCGTTTATTATAGCACTACGTTTTATTATTTTAGGTTTAATTGGGGATCTATTTTTACCACTCCCCCCAAACCAGGTAGGTAACCCTACATTTACCTGTACTGCATCTGATGTTTGATCATATTTTATTGTATATGCTATTTTTATATAAATAACGTGATCTGCCTCTAAAAATTCAGCTGTTACTTTCTCTAAATTTATTTCTGGAAGGTATATATCAAATTGGTTTTTTATATTACTTTCTAATCCCTCTATATCTACATTTGATTCAAATATTAGGTGTTTTAATCCTACCCCAAAATCAGGTCTGTTTATTAATTCTCCTTTTTGGGTCATTAATACATGGATTATATTACTTTTTACTTGTTCTTTAAAAGTACCAGTAGCTCTAAATATACCCCCCTCCATTAAAGGGAAAGATACTCCTATCGTGGTGTTTTTGTTTAAATCATCAGGATGTATTTTAGTAATATTTAACATTTATTATTTTCCTTTTTTCTTAGCTATTGCTTTCATTAAACCACTATAATCCCTTGTCATTGCATTTGCTACTCCAGAGGGCATACCTGTTGTATCCATTGGTAGTGGGGCTCCTGATGCAAATGGTTGTGATAAATTTACTGGTGAATTTCCTGATTGTGTGTTTGTGCTTCCTTGGGCTGTTTCGTTTAATAAATCATTTAATGATGAATTTTTTGTGAAGTTTTGTTTAGGACGTTGTTTTATTGGTGCATTACCCATTATTTTTTCTCTTAAAGAGTTTTTAGTTGCTTGGGGAACTTCAATAGTTTCTTGTACTTGTTCTACTATTGTTGGTTTAAGTTCACTACGTAAATCTTCTTTAAGTGATTTTATTTCTCTGCGAAGAGAGTAATCTATTTCTTCTCTAACTACTTTTCTAATTAAATTTTCGAATGTTGATGCCTTCATTGTTGTTTGTGTTTGTTATAAATATGAATTTTTTTTAAATCTTGTATGTTTTATACCCTATTTGTTGGAAATCAGCTCTTTGTAACATTTCAATTACTTTAAAATTACCCCCTGCTGTTAATCCACTCAGAGTTGACGCGTAAAGATCTGTTAGGTTTTTGTCTTTATTAGGGTCATCGTTTAATATGGGGTCTATTGTTGTTTGTAAATCTTCGTTAGGAAATATATCTTCCCCTCCTATATTACACAAATTTAAATATTTTAAGTATAGTGCTTCTAATAATTGCATTAAGAATTTTATCAATTCATGCATAGCAACAATAGATACTATTACTGCTGCTACTATTGCTATTAATTTTATTGCAAAATTTCCTATATCTGCTAAAGTTTGTGGTAATGATTTAGCTATGCCTATCATTTTTTCTATAAAATGCTCCTTCATCCAATCTATAGCTTTTGCTATTTTAAATAATATTCCTCCTGTTAACCACATTAAAGGAAGAACTAGAAGTAAAGCTTCTAGTACTAGGACAGCTACTATTATTAAAACTGTTGCCATTAGTATCTTTTTTAGTATTTTTCCTACTTGTAATATTGTTTCTTTAAAACCACTTCCTATCTTCATTATCCCAGCAAATTTTTCTCTTACACTACCTATTATATTATCCCCCTTACTTAATATACCATGTAATAAATTATAGGCCTTTTCCATAGCTTTTTGAGCTGCGAGACTACAAGCTGCTGCTTTAAATCTTCTTATTAATTCTTCCTTTGTTGGAATTCTGCTCATTATTTCGGCTTTTATTTCCTCAATTTTTGCCATAGCCATTTCTCTTACTTGTTGTTCAAATTCAAGTAATTTTGCTTGAGCCATTGCTACAAGCATTCCGAATAGAACTGTTGGGTCTGGTTTTCTAGGTAAATTAGCTAAAATTTTTCCCATAATTCCCCCAGGCATAAACATTTCCGGTTCAAATTGATCGATTGAGTCTGCTTCTCCTGCCATATTATACTAGTTTTACGTTTTTACTTTTGATGTTTTTTATATCTTTTTCTAACATTTTTAATTCTTGTTTAAGAGTTCCAAATTGAGGACTTACTCCTCCAGGAGCAGAATATATACAATTACTTTTATATCCTGCTTGTAAGAAGTTTAATAGTTTTACATCTAAAAAACTAATTAATCTTCCTAGCCATTCTTCCGTTTTATCCCCTAATAGTGCAGGTTCTGTTGGTGAATCTTTTCCCCCCTTTAAACCTAAATGAATATTAGGAGCATTAACTATAAATCTATTATTATCTTCACTTTGTCCTGTGTCAAAATTTATTGTTCCTTTAGTATTAAACCCTATAGCTTTATCAGCAAATAAAAGGATAGCATCATCTTTAGCATTAAATAATAATCTGTCTGAATTTATTATTACTTGTTTACCTTGATAAATATTAGGTTGAATTGGAATATATTTTGTTAGTGCCATATTTTATTTTTTAAGGAGTATATTGATCTAAATCTGTTTGGTCTCTTACTGCTTCTACTTCGGGCCACTCTTCTGCCCTAAAGTGGAATACTCCTGTTTCTGTATTTTGGTATTTTACTGGGGGTTTGCTTTCTCCCTGTGTTTCTGATTCTTTTTTATAAGCTTCCTCTACCGTTTCTATTTCCATAGCAGATACATGGATAACTCTTGTTTTATTACATTCATCTCGTCCATCATGTTCTGATAACCATTCAGCTGCTAATTGGGGTTCTACTATTTGGTGTGTTCTTCCCTCATAATGCATTATATTATCATAGTTTGCTTGATTAATAATGGTGATATCTTGATATGTTAATTGTAAATTAATTTCATGGTCTTCACGTAACATGTCTGAAGTTACTTCTGCCATTCTTTTTTCCATTATATCTCGTGATGTGTCATTGTTAAAAGTTATTTCTAGTTTTTCTTTTCCAAAATTACCAGGTATGTCTTTAACTTCTATCTTACATATGGTTCCTAAAACTGTTTCTAATTCATCCACATATATTTTTATACCCTTCATATCTTCTTTTAGGTACATACTGTTTTTAGGGATTAACATTCCTTCTGGGTTGTTTTTATTTTTTTCTCTTTTTCCTTTTAAACCCATTATCCCTCCTACTAATCCTTTCCATTCATCTTTTACATAACCAAAAAATCCATTTAAGTCTATATCTGCGGCATGTGCTAATTCTGCCCAAACACTATCAAGAGTCATTGTTCTTGATGCTTCGTCTATAAATTCAATATCCTCTTTAGTTGCTCCAGGTTTTTTAAATATAAATTTATAAGCTTCTACAGAAGGAATATGTAGGGTATTATTGAATGGGTTAATATGAGGTCTAAACCAGTTAGGAGAATTTAACCACCCTATTTGCATTGCCTTCTTAGCTAACTTCATCGTAGAATTAGGTTTATGGGAAATTTTTACATCATAATAAACTAAAATTTCATATAATTTAGCTTTAGTTATATAATGGGTAGGGTTATTTACTAATTCAGGATAATAATATTTTTTACCTCCTACCATTTCTTCATATATTTCAAATATTGCATCAACCCCCGCTAATAAAGGTAAATTACAAAAAGTCCCAAATAAATAATCACAAAATTGTTTTATTTTTGCGTTTTCTGCTTCTTCATCTGTATTAGGTAATATATTGAAATATCTTATATCATCTTCTTCTGGATTATTAACGTCTGTTGGGGGTTGGGATATTTCGTCTTCGCCTGCTGCAGCCTGGTTTAATTCTTCATCTGTCATATTATCAGTATCATCCCCCTCTTGTAGTGCTTCAGTTTGTATTTGAGCTGATACATCCTTAATATCTTCTGAACCAAAACTAGGCCATGATGTTATCCATGGTTCTTCTGAATCAGTAAGGCCAGCTACTTTAATGTCTGTTATTACTTGGTTAGAAGTCATAAAGATAATAGAATCATCTCCATTTGGGTCTTCTAAACCAGGCTCCCATCCTTTTATTTCTTCTTGTTCATTTGCAGGTACTCTTATTCCTTTTTGACCATTACGAATTATAGTTATGGGATCTCCTGTTTTTGATTCCCCATTAGACCAGTGGTTTTTTACTGTTAGTTTTTTACTATTATTAGTAGATCCAAATCTTATTGAGTTTCCAAATCTACCTTCTAATAAAAAATCTCCTTCGAAAGGTATTAAAGGTTTTATAGCTAAACTTTCAGAATAATACATTCCTAAATTTATTCCTGTGTCTCCATCTTCTGATCTTCTTTGAAAACTACCCCCAGAGGAATCATAATCATCACTTCCCCCTGCGGACTGTATAGCTGATAATTCTCCCTTAGTAGGTAAAGCATTATGGTGGGGGTGGTTCCATATGTTTATAACAGAAGAATAATATAATGCAGCTTTTTCTGTTGGTCCTATTCCCGCATGTAAAGCAACTATTTCATTTTTTAAGGGGATATATCTTGAGTTTGGGTGGAGGGGCTTAGCAGTTGGTAATGAGTAAGTACCTGTTTTAGATGTTGGTAGTTTTCTTTTGTATACTTGTCCAGTGCTTTGTTGGAAGAAAATCATTCCTACATCATCATATGATCTAAATTGAGGATGGTTTATATCCAAAATTATATCCATTACTCTACCATATATGATATCATCCTTACCTTTTAAAAACTTTTTAGATAATCCGTTGTTATTTACTATCGCCATCTGGTGCTTTTATTTCTTTAGGTTTTTCAACTGTTTTGGCTATTTCTTCGGCTACATCCATTAATTGGTCCATTTCTTCAGTAGTTAATAAACCACCATCCCCTGAGTTAGCTGCTCCTGAAGATAAACGTTGTACAATAGCAGCCATCTTAATTAGTTGGTCGTCATTTTTAACGCTTATTTCCATATATTCTTTAATTAAAGGTACTACAACTGTAGCATCCCCTAAAGATTGGACTAAAGGGCGTAATTCAGCTATTAAAGAAGCAAGTTGGGTTGCTTTTTTCTTTTGGTTGCCGTGAATTTCTTTTAATAAATCTCCGAAGGATTTATCGTCAAATAATATCTGGTCTAATGAATCCATATTGTTTTGTTATAAATATGGAATTTTTAGATTTTTACATAACCTGTTTCAATAAACTCAGTATATAGTTTTTTATGAACTTTTTTTAGCGATTTAGTTACTTTAGTAATAACAGGAGTATCTACATCTGTTATTTCTCTTATGTAAATGTAGAGGGCTTTTTTATTGAAAATTTCTAGATTTTCTCTACGTTTAAAAAGTACATTTATAGCATCACATACTTTTCTATCTTTATCTTTTTTAAACATAGTAAACATGTGTTTATCAATATATTCTGTCATATAATCTATAAAGTCCTTAATTTCTTGTTTACGACCATCTCTTCCTAATTGATGTAAAACCCCCTCATCTTCATCCGCTGCTAAAACATCTGCTTTTTGTTTTTTCTTTTTATAATTGTTGTTATTATATAAAATAAGATAATTTTTACCTACAATTGAAAAATAACTAAATGCTTTAGTGCCTTTTTCTGGTTTAAAATAATCTAATTTTTCTAAAAGAAAACAAATTACTTCATGTTTTAAATCTTCTAAATCATCAACTTCTGTATAGTAGAATTTGAATGTATGGATTAAATTTTCCGCTAATTTATAGAAAGGATAATGTATTCTTGTTGCAAATATATTATCTCTATCATCTTGGTTAGATGTAGCTAAATATTCCGCTATAGCTAGATCTGTATCTGGGGTAAAATATTGTTTTTTTGTTCTTTTTCTACCTCTTTTTTTAGGACCCGGTTCAAGGGTCTCATCAATTATAGGTTCTGGGGGAGGTTTAGGGGCATACTTAAGTTTTGACATGTGGTTTTTACTAAGTTTTTATTTAAGAGTAAACTCGTTTAGAGCTTCTTGTATTTTTTGGATTTCTTTAAAGAAGAAACCTACCTGATCATCAGCATAAAACACACCTTTATCATCTACTTCTTGTAATCTCTTACCACAAATGTTTATAGCTTCGCTTTGTTTAGAAATAAAATCTTCTAACTGTTCATTTTTAGTTATTAAATTTCTAATAATAAAAAAAGAAGCAGTGGTTACAATTGTTAATATTATACTAAGGGTTAACATAATTAATCTTTAAAAAATGAATCTATGACATCCATTGTTGCCTTTTTTAGATTCGGGTTATTTTCTGTGTTTACTTTTTTAGCTGCTCTAAGTGTCTTATCACCTTTAGTAGCGTTTGCTGGTTTGGATGAAGATTTTGGGTTAGCTGAATTATCCCATAACTCAAATTCAATTTGAGCTGCCATATGATCTGCTTGATGCATTAATAATGGTAAATGTGTTCTTAATCTAGTTTCTTTTTGACCAGACATAAAATAAAACTTATTTGACTCATCATACAAACCATCATGAATTTTAATTGTAATAAATTCATTTTGAGTAACTTTACATCCAATTTCCTG